TGTTTATATGACAGGCCATCTGGACGGGACATCAGAGGGAGGAAATCTGCATTTGCGAAATAACCAGATTCGCAATTACTGTATCCGTAACGGCAAGATACTCTTTGATTTCGCGGATATTGAGAGCTACGATCCGTCAGGCAGCTATTTCCTGAATCGGGGTGCCAATGACGGGTGTGGTTATGATGGCGGTAATTGGGCAGATGAGTGGTGTTCGGCCCATCCGGGTGAGTGTGCTCAGTGCTCTTGTGCCCATTCACGCTGTCTGAACTGTCAGCTGAAAGGAAAGGCCTTCTGGTGGATGATGGCCAGAATAGCAGGCTGGGTCCCTGATGGGGGTGTCTCAATAGACATAAAGGCAAATGGCCAGGACGGTCCTTTGATCATATCCCGGGATACCCCGATCTCCATTACGGTCAGCCTTCATCCAGGAAGTTATGACGGCCCGGAGGTGGACTGGTGGATCATCGCTTATGTGGAATCCAGCTGGTATTCATTCATATTTCCGACCGGCTGGTCGTGTGGAATCAACTTGTGTGGTCAGGCCCCGCTCTTTGACCTGTCTCCCTTTGAGATCCTTAATATACCTCTACCCAGGGGATATTATGCCCTATATTTTGCCGTAGATGACAATACGGATGGTATACCCGATGGGACCTGGCTCGATGCGGTAGAGATACAGGTCCAGTGATAAGATCGTTTGGTAAAAGAGATTCACACAGCAGTCCGCAGAGTTCTTGGCTTCGGCAGAGATCTTGGACATCTGTTGTAAATTTATCAAATAATGACTTTGGTCTATATCTATATTTAAACATATCATTAGGGTTAATAATTTCTTCATCAGAATTACTTAATAAAATTCTGACATGATCTATTACAAATTGTACCCAATCTTGATTACCAAATGTATGTGTTGTATCTTTTTCTAATAATTCATTAGTTAATGAGTAATCCATAAGTTTCTCCTTTTATTTACTTATTATTCATAGAATGAATATTAACAATTATTTTAATTTAAAACTAAGTATACTAATTAAAATATATACATAACAATTAGTATAAAGATATACGTTATATAGACTAAATGATCATTTAGTCTATAAGCATATATTTAAACACGGTATACCGTGTATAGATATACGTTATATAGACTAAATTATCATTTAGTCTATAAGCATATATTATATATATGTATCTATAAATTTAAAAGAAAGGAATTTTATATATGATTAAAAAAGAAGAATCTAATTTATCTGTTGCCGATACAACAATGCGTCAAGAGTTAGTTGGAATGGAAAACCTATTAAGTCCATTTACACAATTTAATTCATCACAACGAGCTGATATGTTTAGTTCAAATATAGCACAAGCTTTGGTAATTGATGGATGTGAACCGCCTCGTATAGGATCAGGTTATGAACAAATGTTTGGTGATTTTTCATTCAATACAACAGAACGAAAAAGTGATGCCCAATTATTAGATGTTATACCAAAATTTGAAGTTGGATTTGGTAGTTCACACATATCTGAGTGTCCTAGTAAAACTGTTATTTTATTAACTGAAGAAGGTGTTGATTGTATTGAAATTAGAAACCACGAACAACTAGATGCAGGATTTGGATATAAAAATAAAATATCTCCTAATGTTATGTATTTAAATGCTGAATCAGGAGCTTTCTTAGATAAAGATACAAAATTTTCAACACCATCTAATCATAAAGATGGATTATATTGTTTGGGTACAAATGCTAATATTGTTTATATGACTATACCACATGTAGTACAAGATGCAATAGTTATATCTAAAAGCTTTGCAGACAAATGTGATCATTTAGGATTACATACAGTTAAGATTATTTTAAATGAAGATGATTTACCTGTTAATTTATATGGTAATGAAATTGATCCTAAAATATTTCCTGACATTGGCCAACAAGTTAATGAAGAAGGTGTATTAATGGCTATTAGGGAAAGCTCAAGTGATGCTTTCTCTGATTTAATCGAATCTTCAATTAATCATATTCAATTAACAACTGATAGAATTATTAAAGCACCGGTTGGTTCTACTGTTGTTGATGTTCAAACATTTTGTTCTCCTATAGCATTTAAAAAATTATTTAATTCACCGGGTATGATGGCTCAATTAATTAAATACCAACAACAACATTATAACTATTATAGAAAAGTAATTGATTGTTATAACAAAGTTAAACGTAAAGGATATAAATTAACTCCTAGGTTTAATGATTTAGTTACTAAAGCTATGTGTTTGAAAAAACCTGTGTCATCAAAAGAAAAACTTCCTTTAATTGATAATAAATCTATTATTAATTATTTTGTAGTAGAAGTAACATATGCTTATGTGCGTAAAGTTGATAAAGGATTTAAATTTGCTGGAAGAAGTGGTGACAAGGGTGTTGTATCAGATATTTGGGATGATGAAAACATGCCAATAGATGCACAAGGTATTAGAGCAGATGTTATTATTTCACCAGAGTCTGTTGTAAACAGATTAAATCCTTCACAGTTATACGAACAGTTTTATAATAGGATGTGTGTATTAATGACCGAACGAATTAGGAAAAATGAATTTGGTAATTTAAACAATACATATAATACAGTAATAAAATTTTTAGCCAGTATACGTGAAGAGTATGCTAGAGAAATAAATTTAATGTGTAATACAAAAGAGGAAAAACAAAATTTAATAGATGATATTAAAGAAGATGGTTTTTATTTAATATGTCCACCTTTTTGTAAAGATATAAATATAAGTAAATGTAAAAAATTAGCATCTGAATTTAATTATGTTGAATCTCCTGTTACATATTCATATCGTTTAAGAGATGGATCTTTAAAAACAATTACTACTAAATATCCACAATGTATAGGATCTAAATATATGTATCTATTGGGTAAGATACCTAGAAAACAAGCTTCTGCTCTTGAGGTATCATATATTAATCAATTTGGATTACCTATTAAAGCAAAGTCTAAAGAACTTAAATTACAACATTTATATACAGCTACTCCATTAAGATTCGGTGAAGATGAAGTTAGTATGCTTATAATGGATTTACCTGCTGAAACAGTAGCAAGGTTTTTAGGAATAAGAGCTAGTTCAAAACAAGCAACCGATACGTTAATTAAAGAACTACTTACCGATAAAAAACCTTCTGCTTTATCACATATTAAAATGTCAACTGATGATATTATAAATAATAGTATTGTTGCTAAGATATTTAATCACTATATGGGGTTAGGTGGATATGATACAAGTATTACTAGTATTGGGAGGAAATAAATATAAATTTTATAATTAAATTTATACATATGTTGTTAATGTTAGTGTTAACAACATATGTATTATTAAAGTTTTATTATAAATCTGTAGTTGCACTTATTATATGTTATGTGCTATATCGTTTTATTTTTATAATTAATTAAAAGAAAGAAATATAATAAAATATGAACACAATTACTACAAAAATGTTATCTGACCCCAATTGGATTGCAGCTCAGTATAATATGCCAAATGATATTGTACATTTAAAATTGGATGATGGTAATGTTGTACAACATATGCCATTAAGAATGGTATTACTTCATGGATTATTGTGGACCCCGTATTATAGATTGGGAATTAAAATAAGTATAAATGAAATTTATTCTATTACAGCAATTTCAACAAAAACTATAAGTACTGTTCAAACAATTCAATATAAACATTTGATAGAAATTACTAATCATAAACATTTAGATATATTACAGCAACTATGGGATACAATAGGATTAATATATAAATTTGTACATACTTATTTATCCGAGTATGTTAGGTCAACAAGTTTAATGTCATTAATAAACATAGTAGAACATCCTGAAATTAAACCAATAATAGATGTTAATCTACCTAATAATCTTGGAACTAAAGTTGCAGAAATAAAATTTGAAGAATTATCAAAGGAATTATTAACCAAATTAGATGATCCAAATTTAATTAAAGATAATTCTCTATTACCATTTCTTCAATCGGGTGTTTTTAATAGAAACCAAATTCCTCAGTTATTAATTGCATATGGCACTAGATCAGATCTAGATGATCAAATGCAAAAACATATTATTAATGAATCAGCATTAAGTGGTCTTAAATCAGCAGCAGATTATGGTGTAGAAGCATTAAGTGCTAAAAAGACATCGTTTTATTTAAAAGTTGTTATTGCCTCTACTCAATATTTTGCTAGAGTTTTAAGATTAAATAATATGCAATTTAGGAAAAAATATTATGGAGATTGTGGAAGTAAATATTTAGCACCTATTACTATTGCCAAAAATACTGGTAAAAATTATATAGATAAAATTATATATTACAATGGTGAACGAATAGCTATAACATCTAAAAATTATAAAGAATATGAAAACTGTAGAGTAGAAATGCCATCACCTATAGGTTGTAAGTATAATGATGGTGTATGTGAAAGATGTGCAGGAAGAGCTACAAAACATCCTTGGTCTTTTATGCCTGATTTACATTTAGGAAGTTATGCTAAATCTAAACTAATGACAAAAATATCACAAAAAGTTTTAAGTGCAAAACATTTAGTTAAATGTTACAGTATGGAACCCAAATTATTCTCTAGTGCAAAACGTTATTTTGCAAAGAAAGATAATTCAAATGATATAATGTTTTCAAGTGGTATGAATAAATTACTTAAAAATATTATTATGGTAGTTCCTTATGAAGCAATTAATCATATTGGTGATTTAAATTATGACGATATAGCACCTGAAAGTTTTAGCTTGTTAGAAAAAATAGGAATGTATAATATAAATTCTGAAGATATCGAAGAAATAGAATTAGCAGAACCACAATTCTTATTACATTTTTCAGCAGAAATGTTAGATCATATTAAAAATAATCTTAGTGAAATTGAATTATTAAATGGTAATTATCATATACCATTAAAAGGATTTAAGATTAAAAACCCTGTCATATCCTATGTAACTATTAATGATGATATGGTAGCTTTTGCTGAACGTATTAAAACTATGATTTGTAGTTCAATTAGTACATATTCATCTGCTTCATCTGCACTATCTGATTTAGCTAATATTATCTTTGATAAAACTGATATTAATATATTTTGGTTAGAGTTGATTATTAAATCTTTATTATCTAATCCAATAGATAATGATAATGATGCCCAATTCCCAATTATGAAAAAAGGAATTAGTGATTCATCAGTATCTAGTAAATTAGCTCATGAAGACATACGAAGGTATCTTGAGGATACTGCTACAACTGTTGTTCCAAAAGGAGATAGTCCTCTGGATGTCTTTTTTGGATTCTAATAAATACTAACAGTCTATTGGCTATTAGCCAATAGACTGTTAAATATCTAAACACGGAATACCGTGTATAAATATACGCCTGTAGTTCGTTGAACTACAGGCATATATTAAAATAGAGCGATAACTCTATATTGATATACGCTTTATAATCTAATGTAGATCATTAGATTATAAGCATATATTTAAGAGTGTGTTTACACACTATGAGATATACGTCTGTAGTTCATTGAACTACAGGCATATATTACTCGGGTAATCAATCTATAAGATGTGATATCAAGGAGTAGTGAAATGAAATGGAATGCAACCACCGCCCAGAAGTTTCTGGCAGAATTCGACGAGGCTATTGAGGAAATCACATTCATCTCTGATAACGAGATGGAAGCTCTCATCGAAAAATATGTGCGCAAAGCTGCGCAAGTTATCATTCGACGGAAGAAAAAAATCACCAGGATATTCAGAAACTATATGAGTTTCTGTAGCAATCTTGTCCACGCCACAGTCCCGTGGCTGGTAAAGGTTCTTCCACTATGTGAATCCTTCATGCGTGAATATACGACAACGCTCCAGGAGATCGCCGACGAGATCACTTCCGATGAAGAGTAACCCTCAACCCCCCCGTGTAAAGCGGGGGTTCTTTTTTTTCATTATTTATCTGTATTATAAAAGAGTATATTTATTAATTACTTTTATAAGCATATATCTAGATGTAGTATACTACATCTAGATATACGTTATATGTTGAATATTCATTCAATATATGAGCATATATTTGAGATTATTACATAATCTCAGATATACGTCTGTATTTCCAATGGAAATANTACGTCTGTATTTCCAATGGAAATACAGACATATATTATTTAAATATACACTATAATAATATAATTACACTAATAAACTACAATCTATATTGTAGTAAATAATAACACCCAACCTACAGGATTTTTTAAATGGATAACCAATTAAAATTAATTATAACATCTACATATATAGAAGCACCATATGGATTGGTAGACACTTCTAATAGATTTTATACCAGAAGAGTATTAGAAGATTTTTGTAAAAAGAATCTTACATCATTTGAATATATTAAACGAATAAGAAGGTTCGTTAAAGATAAAGAATATTTTGTTCACGATAGTGACAAACTAATTTACAGAATACCAATTTCATATTTAGAAAAATTAAAACAATATTTAACAGATGCTTTTGTAAATTATTATTTAGAAGCAATTCCTAAACGCAATATTGATAAAATTGATTTTAAATTAAATACGGAATATAACCCAAGACCTAAACAGGTTCATCCTATTGAATATCTTAGTACTATAAATAAATCAAGAAAAGGATTAGAACTTCAAACTGGTTGTATAAGTGGTGATACTATTATAAATTTTAATAGAGCAAAAAAAGGTTTTAAACTTAGTATAGAAAATGCTTATAAACAACATAAAAGAAAACCCTTTATTTCTAGATATTGGAATAATAAAATAACAACATATATTAGATCTTTTAAAGAAAAATATATACAACTGAATGAAATGTTGGATATAATTTATTCTGGAAAAAAAGAAGTATTTAAAATAATATTGGAAAATGGGTTGTTTTTAAAAGCTACTATAGATCATCTTATTTTAACTAAAGAAGGTTATATTCCTTTAATAGATTGTATAGACAAAGATGTGATGATAGATACTTTACTTCCAGAGTCTACTGGTGTTAAACTTAAAAAATATAAAGATAAGCAAATAAATATTAGTGAGCATCACCCATATGGAAGAAAATATCAATTACCCTGGAAATCTTATAGAGTAACAGAACATATTTTAATATATGAAGCTTATATTAATAATATGGATTTGGAAACTTTTCTTGAAAAAATAAAAGATAAAGAAATTTGCAAAACTTTAAAATTTATAGACACATCTGTTTATTGCATACATCATATAGATTTTAATCATTATAATAACGATGTTTCAAATTTACAATTAATGAAACATTCTGATCATATACAATTACACTCTGAATATACAAAATATAATTTTAATCAAGGTGTTCCAAAATATAGTAAAGCTATATCAATAGAAAAATATGGAATAGAAGATACATATGATATTAGTTGTAAAGATCCGTATAATAATTTTGTAGCAAATGGTATTGTTATACATAATAGTGGAAAAACTTTTATAGCTATAAATTCTATAGCGAATATACAAAAACCTACTATTATTTTAGCAAGTGGTCTTATGGATCAATGGTATAAAGAACTAAAAAAATATTTAATTATTGATAGTTCTGATATATATATTGTTCAAGGTTATCCTTCACTTAAAAAATTATTTGAACAAGATATTAAACCAAAAATAATTATTTGTTCTATAGGTACCATGCGGCCTTATGTTAAAAAAGAAGGTAATTATATTGATTTACCACCTTATGAAGAATTTTTAAAAATATTTAATATAGGTGTTAAAGTACTTGATGAAGCACATCTTAATTTTCATGCAGGTTGTTTAATAGACTTATATGGTTCTGTTGATGTAAATATATATTTAACAGCAACATTTATATCTGCTAATAGTTCTGTTAAGAAAATTTTTAATAATTATTTTCCTGAACATATAATTTATGATGAAGTAGAATATGATAAATATACCGATGTTGTATTTTACCTTTACAATGGAACAGTTCCTGAAAAAATGTGTATAACACCAAGAGGATATAATCATGCAAAATATGAAGATTATTTATTAAAACATGATAATTTATTATTAGATTGGTTAGATAGAATTTTAACACCATTACTGAATATGCATTATTTTAATAAAGGTTATGTTGGTAAGAAAAAAGCTTTAATATTTTGCTATAGAGCTGATATGGTTGAAATGGTTGCTAGATTTATACATGATAGAAATCCCAATTGTAAAGTTTCAAAATATTTAGCAGAAGATTCAGATGATGTTTTAACAGATTTTGATATTATTGTATCTACTCATAAAGGAGCTGGTACTGGTAAAGATATATCAGATTTAGCGCTTGTTATAAATACTATATCATACAGAGCACCCACTACTAGTAAACAGGTTATAGGTAGATTAAGAAAACCAAAAGATGGTACTCAAACAGAATATGTTGATATGTGTAATATTAATTTAAAATCTCATATAAGACATTTTAGAGATAGAAGAGATATAATCAGAGGATGTTGTAAAAGCTATAAAGAATATAGATTATAAATGGAATAAAAAATGTATATGTATTTAGTTTAAGTATATGTGTTGGTTGGATATGTGTTAATATGTTCATAAAAAAGTTATTAAAATATATACTTGTATGTAGATCATCTACATACAAGTATATATTAAAATAGAGCGATAGCTCTGTATTGATATACGCTTTATAATCTAATGTAGATCATTAGTTTATAAGCATATATTTAAGAGTGTGTTTACACACTATGAGATATACGTCTGTAGTTCATTGAACTACAGGCATATATTACATTTATGATAGATGTAATTAGTATGTCATCTATTATCACATTCTGTGATACAGCCGAAAGGCGATTGATTTTATCTGTGTACATACCAAAAAATAAGTGGAGAGAAAATATGGACCCACGCGACATGACCATGAAGGAGCTTGAGATTGAGATTGAGAGACTCAATCTCATGATTAAAAAGGCGGACGCTGAAGGCCGCCTTGAAGAGATGCGCCCATTGAATTCCAGGTTGGACGACCTGGAAAAAATGAGCGCAATATTGTTTCTTGAGGAGAACCCTCAAGAAACAATTTTCGACGACGTGTTCTAACCTAAGACCCCCTCTCTCTGAAGAGGGGGTCTTTTTTTGAAAGGATAATTATGAGTGATAAAAAGCTGGACACTCTCTCTCTTTGGTTAAGAGAGAGACAGAAGGATTTAGATGGATATACTAACGCTAAACCTAAAATGACTTATGATAAAAACATATGTCAAGGTCAAGTTAGAGTATTATCTAATGAGGGTTTACACAGGGCTATATTGGTCCTGATCCTCAAAGAATGGGATAAAGATGATAAGGAGAATCAATGGCTTATAACGCCATTATCACCTTACTCTTTGCCCGCGTTCTCAGGAGAACTCCTGATTGGTTCAAAAGTTTTTCAAGTATGGAACTCTAGAACAGTTTCATATGAACAATTGAAGGGATCATCTACAATTGATGATGTATCCCAAAGTACATTAGATGATGTATGGGATCTCTTCAGAGGATTGTTTATTGGAGAAGTAACCCAATCCTCTGAGGTAGGGTTACCAATAATGTCTGAAGACATTAATAGAATAGTTTATCAACAGGAAGAATATGAACTGTTGAATAAACTATTTCCTTTTTAATACTTAACCCCCCTCTTCGGAGGGGTTTCTTTTTTTATTAATTTCAAAGATTAATATAATCAATCATTTAAACATGATATGAATACAATCAACAATTCAAAAAGAAAGATATTATATGCAAATAGCAATTAATACATATTATAAATTTGAGTTTACTAAAGAGTTTTCAGTATTGGATGGTATTTATTTTACTGAAAGAGCATTATCTTATCAAGATTTAATTAATGAAGGAATAGACCTCTTTGAAGGTTTATATGCAATAGTTGGTAAATCTAAACCAACATATGAATCACATTTAACTAGATATATAGATTCAATATTTTATAAACTTATTAATGTCGATACTAATAAATTTGTATGGATACCAGATAATATTATTATTGGTTATCCAAATCCTAATGTTAATGAATATTCAAAAGTTTTATTAACAACTAATTTAGGAATATTTGATGATCCCGATACGTTACTAGCTGTTAAAAATATTGTAGCTCAAACTATTAAATCATTAATAGGATCAGACAATGTATCTTATTTAGAAGCTGGTGTTGTAGCACCTGATACAATAACTATAGATGATGAAATATATTCTAAAAGTGGAATATGTGCAGATAGATTTATGTGGTTAACTGATGATACCTCTTCAGATATTAAAAAAATATATTATTCTATAGAATCTGAAAAATGGATAGTATTAAATACAACTACATCAACAATAATAACAACTATTAATAATCAAGATAAAAATCCACCTAAAACAGGTTGGAGTGGTGGAATAGTTTTAGAGTATACAACTAATGACGATATAAAAATTAATGATGTTAAATTTTATAAATCTATTGAAAATACAGATATACCAATAGAAGATCAAGAAGAAGGTATAGTTAAAAATCCTGTATTTTTAAGTGAAAATGATCCCACTGGATTATCATTTACTAATAAAATATTTTTAAAGTTTATTGAATCACCTGAAGATGATACTGAAACCGAATATGTTTGGACTATAGGATTTAATTTAAGAAACTTAAAAATTAAAGCATCGCATTTAAATCCACCAACTGATACTGAAGATACAGATGTACTTGTCTATGATATAAATAATTACGAATTTGAATTTGATAGAGATACATTAAGTTTTATAAACCAAGATGATACTTCTTATATATATAGTGTTAAACATGATGGTTCTGTTTGGGGTTTATATTTAAATGATGATACCTCTCCTATTTTAACAAGTGATAATAAACTAGGACCTTATACTAGTGATGATACATCATCTGAAGAAACTATTACGTTTGAAGATATTTCATCAACAGAAGACGTGGTTTATTGGACTAAATCTGTTGATAAAACCAATCCTGTAGGGGAGTATACTCCGGTAAATGCATTAGGTACTGAAGTTGATAATTTATATATTTATAAAATTAATTCATTAGAACAAATAGAGCCTTTAACTGCTGTATCAGTATACGGTACCAAATGGATGACAACTACAGATTATAGAGAATATGCATCTAGAAGAGCTAATTCTCAAAAAAAATGGATAGATACTTCTATTGATGATTATTATACAAAATATAAAAATATACAAAAAGAATTAATATC